CTTCCACACTCCTTATCGGCTTGACGCTTGGCGATTTCGCGCTGGATATACCAGACTGCTTTGTTTAAATCCTCAACGGCGTCTTTCTTTAAATCACAACGCCAGATATATTTAAGAGCATTACCGAGATTAAACCCCATGTGCTCTGTGATTTGTATGCACTCAATGCCAGAGGGGTGCTCAGTGTAGTGTCTAGGATGGTTGACTGGATCGTGCATTTCTCATTCTCCTTAATTCATCTTCCATAACGCGTGCCTCTTCTGTAGAGTCACAAACCCAAATACCCATCAAGTCTTTGTACATGCTGGTATCAATATCTTCTACGCCGGCAATGGTTTCCATAACGTAGTTACCTTTAATTCGGTGTTCAACAATAAAGGTTGTCATATCTTTAGTTCCTTTTTAATAAACTCAACGCCCTTGGAAAAATGATACCGCCAGTACTTTTCGGAGACGTTAACGTCAGAGTAATTTAATCCTTCTAAAAACGCAGCAAGAATGAACCGAGGTTTTGCTGGCATCTGATCCTCAATCAGCCTGCGGATGTCAATCATATCCTCGGCTGTCCAAGGCAGATAGCCCTCGACTAGCTCAGTAGACACGCCCTCATTGTCATCCTGTTCCAGGGGATCTAACTCTTCATCAGATAGCCTTGGCGTGGCGCAATTTACTTTGTGTTTGGTTTTTGTTCTCATAGCTATACTAATACGCAATTTAGGGCATTTAGGAGGGCATCTTGCAAATTTATTTTGCCGTCTAATACCTTGACCACCTGCTCGTCAATACTATTAGACACGGTTAAATGGTGTATGATAACCGGTTTTTCTTGCCCTTGGCGGTAAATTCGTGCGTTGGCCTGAATGTAATTTTCAGAGCTCCACGGGAGGTCAAACCACACCGTTTGGGCAGTGTCACCAACGTTGCACTGTAGATTGAGCCCGATTCCTCCCGATTGGGGATGGGCAAGGAGCATACGAATCTTGCCGCGACGCCACGCTTCGATGTTGTCATCGTCCAAGACCACAGCCTGCGGGAATTGAAGACGTAGTCTCTGTAGTGAATGTTTGAAGTGGTAGAAGACCAACGTGGGAGACGAAGATTCTTCCATGATCGACTCAAGCCGTTCCAATTTGCTACGGTGTATTTCTTGCGTTTCTCCATCTTCTGTGTAAACTTCGCCCGAGGTGAATTGCAGGAGCTTGTTCGCCAGTGTCGCTGCTGTTGGAGCTGTGATCTTTTCCCTCCCGATCTCAGTGACCATATCCTTTCTAAGTTGTTCATATTGACTCCTTGCTTGTTTGTCTATTTCGATTTTGTGATAAAGCGACGTGCAGCTTGGTAACTGCAAATAATCCTCAGCCTTAAGACTAAAACATATATCTTCAATCTTATCTTTAATAGTCTGATCTGCATTTGGTTGTAGTTTCCATGAATAAATAACCCTTGTGTGCCGGTTCATCTGGTCCGGCTGCATGTACTTATCCCTAAAACGGGTCAAGCTAGTTTCCAAACGTTGCCCTAAGTCCAATATACCCACCTGTGACCAGAGATCACCCATACCCTGTGGGGTAGGTGTGCCGGTGAGGATTAAACGCCGTGAGAACCCCTTTAAATGCTTCTTAAGCGCCTTGAATCGTTTGGTTGAGGGATCCTTAAATCGGCTAGACTCATCTATTACTAAGTTAGTGAACACTAACTTATTTGAAAGGCCACAAAGCCACACCACGTTTTCTAGGTTAATCAAATAAACGTCTGCTTCCGAATTCAATGCGGACAATCTCTGGCTCGGTGTCCCCATTATCTTCGAACAACGTAAACTGGCGAGATGGCTCCACTTTTTTATTTCTGTGTGCCACACTGTCTCTGCTACCCTCTTTGGAGCTACGATAAGTGTTTTCCCCTGAAACTGCTCCGCGATAATCGTTAGTGTCGTGGTGGTCTTCCCGAGTCCCGGCGGTAGGAACAACCCCATGTTCGGAATGGACTTCGCCTTGTTGATCAATTCTTGTTGGTAGGGATGTAGTTGGGTTCTGTTGAGCATTTTCTTCTATATATTTAGCTGCGTTGTATAAGATCTGTGGATCATCAAAAAAGTGACCAAGGCCAATATTACAAGAGTTACACAAGGCGCCTCGGATATTTCCATTGGTATGGCAATGGTCCACGCGCGGTGTGCTCTCTGGGGTGAAAAGTTTTTTACAGATAGCGCAACAATTGTTTTGTTTTGATACCAGCTCGTTAAGTTGTTGCAAAGATATACCAAACTTCATCATCAATTGATTGTGACGATATTGTTCCGGGTTATCTTTTTGCCATTGACTTGCAGTTTTTATAGCGCAACTTTTGCACCATGAGCTATATAGTTGCTGGCCTTTTGCGCCGAGCCCTTTGTCATAAAATTCATCAAAAGGTTTTACTACTTTACACGCCGAGCATTGCTTCACGGATGAACTCCTCTATATCATCATAGCTACGCAGTACATGAACAGGAAAGCCCTGCTCGCCTATTTCGTCAAAGACCAGGATCTGTCTCGGGGATAACACCCCACTCAATGTTTTCAGTTCCACAAAGTGGGTCTGGTTGTTTAGCAGGATTATTCTGTCCGGCACCCCCGTCACTGAGCTTATCCATTTGTATGTAAGCCCCCCCATCTCTTTGACTCTTTTGTTTAGATATTTTTCTACTTGCTTTTCGAGCATACTTTTCCTTTTCGTGCATGCAGATCTTAAATATCTGTCCTGCTAAATGGCCGCTGATATAGGCACGGGTTTCGTTTACAAAACCATCTTCTTCGCCTATGTGCTCTGCAAGATGATCCACAGCATGGCTAACTTCGTGAGTAATGGTATCAACCAACTCACCAAGATTATCGTTAACAAGAGACATATCAAAAACCAAAATAATGATTGCATCTTTTCCATCTCCAATGAGGTGGGTCTCCGCAATCCCGCAATCGAGCGCACTAGCTTTGAGAGTAACATCATGGTCCTTTAGAATTTGTTGGAATACCTTATCGTCGAAGCACAACTTCACAACGTCCGGAAAGAACCCGACATTGAGTTTGTAATAGTTGTAGTTCTTTTTCTTTTTCAATGCCGAGTCTCCTCGTCACCGTCATAGATCTCTCCATCCTCGATGATTTGGATGATGCCGCGCATGAGTCTATCAACTTCATCCTCAGTCATCAAGCCGTCTTTGATCAGCTCATCGGCCCATCCGTCTTCAAACTCTACTGTTTTCTTTTTCTTTGTCATTTTGTTTCCTTATAGTAAGAGACACCAGAGTTTGCATGGATTAGTATGGACTCATAATGCCTAGGCAATTCTTTTAATGAGATATTTGTTGGGTATGATAAATCATTGTTGTTTAGTGAAAAGTAAACCTTTGGTACATTAAAATCCTTGACTGCATTGTGTACCACTTGGTGGTGTGGATGTCCATACTCGCCTTCTGCGTTATGGGTTAGTATGAACTCATACTTAATTGCCTCATTACGAATAGCTTTAATAGCACTATCTTCACACCATGTCTTCAAGCTCAATGAACCTAAGTCGCGCCCATGGTCCTTAAAGCCTAAGAACTTGGTTGGCACCTTACGTCTGCGCCAGTATCTTGCCATCTCACGGGCTCGTTTGTTCCACCAGTGGTGTGTCAGGTAAACAATATGCCACTCATAGTCTGGGTGGGCGTCCATGTACGCACTGGCAAAGATCACACAGTCATCGGGGTGAGCAACCGCAACGAGGGCTTTCATTTCTCTTGCGCCTTTCCATCGTAAGTTCGTAACTCTCTATTAGTCAGCGTTGTGTGTAATTGAAGTTTTAACGCCTTTATTTCAGCCTGTGCTTCTTGCCAATATTTTTCCATTACTTTTGCGCTTTGGTTTGCGTATGTTCTTTTAAATATTTCATCTAGGCATGACTTTTTCAACGCCTCAATTTCGGCTTGTTGCTGGCGTAGCATGGTGGCTGCATCAGTCAGATACTCTGCGCTTTCGTGTTGAGCCCACATGTCTACTATATCAGCTAGTTCATTTGCGTTCATCAATCCTCCGGTGTGATGTACTGCTGCCGTTTAAGAGACTCTTCAATTTGCTTGACCATCTTATCTGCTAGTGGGTTGGGTTTGAAGATGGCGTTCCAGTTCTTTTCAAACTGTTCTGCCGGTACACCAAGTGGGCGTTGTTGGTCGCCCTTACCGCCGTCACGTTGTGTCATCCGCATGTCCTTATCCAAGTGCCGCCTGACTTTTGCATCACGCAGCCATCGACCATTTGGTTTTGTTTGGGGCATTCCTTTGTCATAGGAAAGTTAATAGCCAAAGCAAAAGCTAAAAACAATCCAAAGATTATGAAGTTCTTAATCATTTCTTTTTCTTTCCATCAATGTCAGATAGATATTCTTCTAAGCGCTTAATGCGTTTGGATTCAAAGTCTACCTGAGCAGTGTAGTACTCAGTATGTGTCTTGGCTGTAAGAAACGCCTTACGAGAATCTTCTAGCTCCTTGCGAGCAATCTCTGTTGAGTCAGGCGCACCAAGTAATTTGGTGTATAGGTTTTTAATAAATCTCATTAGTTATCCATCCCATGGTATTTTTCAAGCAATTTGTCAGCAAGCTCAAGAGCTCTAGTGGTGGCTAAGTCATCCCAGTTCTTTTCCTGGATATCAAACTTCCAATCTCCAGCGCAAATGCCCTGGAGGATGCGTGTTGCAATGAACAGTCGACGGCTATCAGTCATCTTTCAATTCCTTGTAGTTAATCGCAAAGTTAGCATACTGCCACATCTGTTCTGCTGCCATAGCTGGGCTCTCTCCTCTTGCTACTAAGCCCATTAAAGCGAATGCTGCGAACAACATCTTTTCATCTTTCTCGTCCATCAAAATACTCCTTCATCAAATGTTTCAATTGAGTCAATAAACTTCTGTGCCTTCTCGTTGAGCTTCACTCCTACATAAACCTGTGAGCGCTCGCCGTTGATCTGCACCTTGTCTGATCTTACAAACTTCTCCTGCGTTGCTGCTAAAAACCTGCGCTTGAATGCCTGCTCTGTGCCGGGGGCCATGGACTTCTTAAGCGCCCAGTGTTTCCAGCATGCGAACATGTCATCCTTGCGTACTACTGAGGTTGCATCAAACTCTAATGCCTCATCAGCAAATGGCTTCATTGGGTTACCCAACTCTTCCATTAAGTCCAAATACTCTTTACCGCTGGCTGGCTGTAAGAAATGTCCACCGCGTGCCAATCTGCGACGCAATCCTTCCATGGCCCAGTTAAAGATACCACCGAGCTCTTGCTCTAGCTTGTGTGACAAGTCAGTATCTTCTTTGTCAAAGAATGACTTGGTCATTTTTAGCACGATCATGCGTCCTGTTAGCGCGTTAGAGTTCTCAGTTAATTGAAGAACCTCGTTAGAGTAAATAACGATACGAGTAGGAAGATAGCCATTCCAACTTTCTTTATTCTTACGGTTTACGGTAATAGTATCACCACCAACAATACGCAAAAGCTGAGAGACAACAGCACTGCGGTTACGCTCAGGCGCTCTAGCATCAGTAAAACTAGCAAGCAGCTTACCAAGCCAAGGTTGAAGGCCAAATGTGTCACACAACTCTCCTAGTTCTGGTGCTACTGTGTTATGTTGACCAAGCAACGCAACGAGCACCTTGTTAATCGTTCCCTTACCTGAGCGGCGTGGTCCGATAATGTTAAAGAATTTCTGCTGGCGTGTATCACCGGACAAAATGTACCCAAAGATTTCCTGGAGGGTATCGATTGACTCCTGATCATCGGGCCATACAGATGATAAGAACTTCATCCATACAGGGCACTCACTTGCTGGGTTGTACACAAACGGCAATGAGTTCTGAGTAAAAAAGCCTAGTGAGTGGGGCAACATTATCGAGTCTTCTAAATGGAAGATACCATTCATTAGGCTGATTAACTTAGAGGCCGGTGGTTTACTGTCAGAGTAACCCTCTAACCAAATTGGTGGCTTGGTGTTTGGATGGTTTTGCAAGTGCACAATCGACTGGATCGCATCGATCGCGGCACTTACGCTGGCTGGCGATGGATTGAACGGCCCTAGTGATCCCTGCTTAGCAGGCTTCTTGCATTTATCTAAAAACGCATAAACCTTGGAGCGGATGGTTGCCTCCTCGATTACATCATAATGCGTACCCTCATAGATATAAAAGTCATCAGCATAATGCACAAGGTGGTAGCCTTCCTCGCTGGTGTAGTAGTTATCGAGGAATGTTCGTGCGTGGTTCATTGGCCCGGAATCTAGCACGATCTCGCCCCGGGCTAATGCTTCCTTTCTTACGACCTGATTGACCATGAAGATCAACGAGCGCAGTGTCGCACCCGATCCCTTGAATGTCCCCCATTTGTAGTCACAAGAGTACTCGCCTGTAGTGGCATACTCAGGGCTCTGTGAGCTCCAACGATCCCAACACTCGAGCGCCTCTACATCACTACCAAACTGGTGATGCAGGATCTGCCCGATTTTAAGCCACTCGTTGTACCCGCAGTCTGGATTAAGTTTAGACAGAAGCTCAGTCTCTACTCGGTTGATATCCCATCCCTCAAGCGGTGCTGTGTAGTCCGCAAAGGCATCGCCTGTCCTGCGCATAGTGCGCTCAGGGATTACATTGGTAAGGTCTTGGGGTGCATCCGGGACACTACCTGACAGGTGATGACCAGTCACTGTAAAGTAGCGTCCCGTTGCATACGCCTCAAAACCAATTGAGTGATCTGCATGGGAATGAAAATGATCAGCACGGGTGAATATCTTCACGCCTGTACCTGATGGACTGATCTCCATGTAGCCATTAATAGAGCTGGCTAATTGCTGCATTGCAGCATTTGTGAAACCGATATGTGGGTCATAGCAGTCATCAAGGTCGATGCCTACTAGGTTGTCGTCTGGTGTAAACACAAAGCCGACACCGGTAAATTTCTGGGGGTCTTTCTGGTAGGCATCCTGTACCGAGATAAAGTCTGCCCATGTCTCTGGGTTGGTTGATGAGGCTGGCATACCGCTCGTCTGTGCCGGTACTTTGGCCCATGTGGTGTGCTCCCCTTCACCCTTCTCTAAAAGTCGCCATAGAACCCATCTAGGGATTCTCTTGAGCTCAATGGGTATCTGGTCAAATTGAACTGGTAGGCAGGTTGGTTTTGTGGTCATAAAATCCTTTCTTCTTGCCGTTACTAATACGCAAATTTATGGGTAAATCTTTCATAATGTGAAATACAAAGGCTATATAACTAAAAGTAATGATATTGCCATTCTATATAACCAAACTATAGAAAGTGTCCGGGTTGTCCGGGTTGTCCACCCTTTTTACTCTTTTTTTAATTTTAAAAAATAAAAAATAAAAAATGTGAAACGACCAAATAAGCCTGACAACCCGGACACTTGTATACAAAAATTCGTAAGTCCTTGATTTATATAAAGCTGGTTTTAGAAGCAAGTTACAACGCCTCTTTGGTTGATACAGACCATCTGCCCACCATTAGGCTCGTTGATAATGATGGTTGAATCGGCTGCAGCGATGCCAATATGGATCAAGAAATACAGTGCCGTGAATGCTAGTAAATACTTTATGAATCTGTCAGATTTTTGGTGCTTAGTCATTTGATTACCTCATAGTCTTTTTGTTGAATAAAGCGATAGGCCCACTCCCTGAACTTGGAGCGGTTTTCACTGGTCTGCTCATCGGTCGGATCCCACTGGGCGTCAATAATATGGTTGCCATCCATGTCATTAAACTCAATGCGGACCATGTTGCCGTCCTTGTCGTATACATCTACTGGTAGTGCTCTCTTCATTACATCTCCTTCATGGTTCGTTTCTTTTCACGCCAAGAGTCAATAGTGCCGTAGTCACCCTTGATCATGCTCATGCGCTCTTCCTTCCTAAACTCAGGCTCTACTGCCAGCCAAGCCGTAAAAGCAGCCTTATATTCCAGCCAGTTATCATTCTCCATAAACAATGGGTGATTCATGTTGGCCTGATCGACTGTACATAAGACATCACTGGTTGGTTGCCACGCACCCTTGTTAAGTTTGCGATACTCCCCCAATGCTACATTGTTACGCGCTCGGATATACCTATCGTATGCTCGCTTTTGTTCGTCATTCATCTTGCTCGTCCTCTAATTTATCTAGGTTCAATGCGTCCAAGGATGTAGGCTCTTGGATAAGGTAAAACTTAAGCTGGTTAATACGCTTAGGCGTCTTATTCAGAATGGTTGATAGCTCAGATACGGTAGGCTCACGCCCCAGTGTCTGTGTCAGTGCCCGCTCTGTATAGGTCATCTTGCGTATCTCTTCACGCACCTTGATGGGTATGCGTACAAGGTTCTCAGTGTTATCCAAGCCACGCTCTACACCTCTTAATATAAATGGCTTGGCGTAGGTTGCAAACTTGGCGTTGTTGGTGGGGTTCCATTGCTTTGCTGCCTTGAATAGCCCCTCATTGCCTAACCCGATTAAATCCTCCTGTGGTACTCGAGAATGGTTCCATGCCGTGAGCTTGCGTACTGTATATACCACAAACCGCAGGTTGTACTTCACCAAGTCCTCGATGGCTGACTCATCCCCGTTTTTAATGCGCTCTGCTAAGACATACTCGTCCTCCGATGAGAGAACGGGTATGCCATAGAGAGACTGCAAGTAGTCCGTTAAGAAGTCATTTTTTGACATTGGTCTTGTCCCGATGGATATATCTAACAGTATGTCCAAAGAGTATGAACCACTCCTGCATGGCAATTAAAAATATGCCCAACATAAGCCAAGATACATTTCTAAAGGTGACCTCAGTCTGGAAACCATACAACGCTAAGAATATTAAAAACCCTCCGACTATCTTCATATCAGTGCCTCTTTAAGTAATAGTGATGCCATTATATATGGATTGGTTTTAGGTTGCTTAGGCAGAGCCTCTAAGCGCATTCCGTCAGTGAGATATGGGGTAGCCTCCAGTTTAGATACAAACTTCCTGCAGGCCCCTCCAAACTCGTCTATTAGGATGTACTTATACTGTGACACGTTTGACCACCACTGCATCCACTGGCTTGATCTGCGTCACTTGGCGTACAAACTCTTCGTCTGCGAGCTCTTTGACAAGGATAGGGTTGATGGTCGCACGGTCATAGTGCTGGACCTCTAAAAAGAAGTCTACGCCTTGGTATTTGCCTACGCCCTGCGCAATGTATGCCTGCTTGATCTTGCGAGCCTGAGCTTCGAGCTCGGCTATCTGTTGGTTGATGATGCCTAAGTCATCGATCATGTTATCTGTAATCATTTTGTTAATTCCTTTTCTTTAAGTGTTTTAAAAATCTGTATTTTGAGACTGTTATCAAAGTCAAACATAATTTGGCGGTACATACTCTTGGTTGGTTTGCGTGGCAGTGTCCAGTTATCTACACCCCTGTATACAAACAAACCAAAGGCATAGCAGGCTTTTCGCTTAGCTTTGCAATCGCTATTATGCACGCACCCATCGCAGGGCATTGGCTCGTTTAAAAACTTTCTGTAGTTATCGTTCATTTTGCTTTTCTTTCGTGTAGTTTGTTCCAAAAAGCCATGATGGCTTGAAACTTCTCTTTCTCTGCCTCATACTCACTGCGCTTGATTTGGAGTGCGCCGAGTCCGCTAAGTGTCATAAAGTTGATTGTGCAAATTTGAATCATGTCGTCAGGCGACTCGACCTTTGGTGTGTAAGGGATTGGATAAGACACGTCTGGTGCTGAAGACTCACGGCTCCAGCTACGGCTGATGTAACGTGCCTCTTCACGGGCTTGACAAATTGAATTTAGTGATCTCATGGTAGTTCTCCTTGTTGGTCTATAGATTGTATTACTTGATGTGTACAAAAGTAAAGTGATTTTTGATAAATTGTTGTGCCTCTTTACGCATGGCGTTGAGCTCTTTGGCTATGTTATCCCCGCCAAGCTCTTTAATCCATCCACTACCGTACCATTGCTCATGGTTAGGGTGATAGTCCAGCTCGATGCAGTTCTCGCCCCATGTGATGCAGAATGACTTGCCACCCTGCTTGAGGTATTCAGCGATAGTGCGCATGATCATAGCCTTGGATGGCTTGCGGTTCTTGTATTCGATGTCAATTACTGGGAATAGTTGGCTCATGCGTGCTCCTGAATGTTGTTTTTGATAAGCGAGTCAATGCGGTTTGTGGCCGTGCGGTAACCTGAGTTAAACATGATGCGCAGGTCCATATCACTGTAAGGATTGTCACATGGTCTGCCACTGCATCCGTCGTGATAGCCCTCAGCGAAGGCTATCTTCTTTT